CTAAGCGGATCTCGCTCCCGATGGCCCCGGACCTCGTCCAGGCGGCATTGGATGACAACAAGCGAGCTCTCACAGAAGAAAGACCTGAAGACGATGTGGAGGACCTGGTTTTTGAGGTGATTAGAACTTGCGATGAGGTGGTGAACCTCGCTCTCAAGAACTCATCAGTTTCGAAACCAAGTCCTCGTATCCCAACTTTGTCCGCCTGTTACGAACGCAGTCGGAGATTGGGGGGATGCTTTGGGCAGATGTTGCTTTCCACCAGTGGCATCTTTCGTCTTGAGCGCCGTCACATGGCTGGTCACGCAACCTATAAAGGTAGAATGGTTCTACTCTACACCTTCGGGTTTTCACTTGAAGATATGGAGTACCTCCTCGATCCATCGAGGCATGGTATGGAACGTTTAATTAAAACTAAACGGGTCCCCATTCTGGAGCCTTTTAAGGTTCGCGTAGTCAGTATGGGCGAGGCAGCTCCGTATCAGGTCGCGCGCAACTATCAGCGCTGTCTGTGGGATCTCCTCCAAACGATCCCTGCTTTTCAACTGACGGGAAGGCCATTAGGGCCGGAAGATATCGAGGAGGTATGTTTCTTCGCTAGGAAGATGAACGTATACTCCTGTATTGTTAGTGGCGACTATTCTGCCGCAACCGATAATCTTCATCCCGTCCTTTGTGAAGCAGCAATCGAGAGGATCTGCTACCGCTTACGGGTACCGATGGAAGACGTTATTGTTCTCCTCAGAGCACTAACTGGACATGAAGTGGACGGTGAGCGACAGGTTTGGGGTCAGCTTATGGGTTCGCCCGTGAGCTTCCCTCTCCTGTGTCTCTTGAACGCCGCTGTGACGCGCCGTGAGCTTGAAAAGGCATATGGTGTGAAGATACCCCTCGTCGATGAGGCAGGGAGGAGTCCTTTCCGTGTAAACGGTGATGACATCCTATTCTGCCTCCCTCCCGGGAGTTATCAGGATTGGTGTTGTTCTGTCACTCGCGCTGGGCTAACCCCTAGCGTAGGAAAGAACTTTATCAGTCGGGAATATGCTATACTTAATAGTGAAACATATTCTGTCGCAGAGGACTGGGATAGAGACTACGTTGCCAACGTAACCCTTATTCCTACCTTGAAGTTGAATTTGTTGCATTCGATCCCGAAGATTGCTGAATCATCAGGTCAAACTGTTGTATCGGCGATTAGATCCGAAAGGAACGACGC